ATGCAATCCACTCTTTCTCAAGTTGGTCTTGTTCTCTTTTTTGTTCTTCAATTGTTTGAATAAACTGCTGAACTGAGCCTTGTTCAATTAAGTAACCTTGAATCTTTTCATTGCAACGATCCATCTTTGCTTTGTACTCTTGCGATTTTATTCGCACTGCTTTTTGCTCTCCAAGTAAGACTGAGAGGTTTTCTATCACGTGGCGATTATCTTCATACTCTTGAACCTTCGCTTCACTGGACTCTATCTCGTTCTTGAGTAGCTCGATCTTGGTAGAGGCACTTTCAATTTTGACTTTTGCCTGTTCGATCTCGGTGAACATGCGTTGCTTTTTTACTCTCAAGTCTTTTATCTTTTGCAAGTCTTTCTTGATACGTTCAATTCCAACGTTATCTATTTTGTAATCTAGATCTTCTAATTCACCACGCAAGCCATCAATATCCTTTTGTATTATTGGTAAATCCTTGACTGCTTTATTGGCATCCTTTACAAACTTGTTTTCACAACAATATTTGCAATCCGGATCGTACTCATGGTCTTCA